AGCACAAATCGCAGCTGGCCGCAGCGAAAAAGGCGGTTGGACGCGCGCCACGCTGAAAAGCTGGGGAGTGCCATGGCCACCGCCTGCCGGTTGGCGTAAACGGCTCACGCAACGAGCGGAATCAAACTTATCACCTCAGCGCAAAACTGTTTTTCGTGCAAAGACTTGCGCCGATGATTTTCCGCTTCTTCCATTCGCGCGATACTATTTCCGCAAGCCATTTTCCCGGCAGCGATCATCGACGCCTTGACGGGCGTGATAAACTACGGACAATCCCCCTGGGGGAGCGCGCCGATTACTTCACGCGCTATAATCGCAACAGGTGAGCGATATGCCAGCAGGACGGCCAACGGAACAAACGTTGCAAACAAACAACTTAACAGAAAATAAATCCGTCTCTTATAAAAAGCTCTCCGATCTCACACCAGACAGCCGCAACGCCAACAAAGGAAGCGCTCGCGGAAACCAGATGATTGAGGACAGTCTGCGGCAATATGGGGCCGGCTCTACCCTAATCGCTTGCGAGAAAACAGGCCGCAAGTGCTTTATGATGGAACTGTCGCCAGCGTACTGCGATGTGATCGTGAAACGCTGGGAACAGGCGACAGGCAAAAAGGCGGTGCTGAATGCCGAATAGCGAAACATCTCGCTTGGACCCGGAGAAGATCAGGAAACTGGCCCAGCTTGGACTGACCAAGCGCGAGATATGCTCCATTATGGAATGCTCGATTGATCGGCTAAACAACTTTGAATCAGTGATCGAAGAGGGCCGCGAACATCGGAATGCATCTGTGAGGCGCAAGCAGTTCGAGATCGCTATGGCAGGGAATCCCACGATGCTTATTTGGTTGGGAAAGCAATACTTAGAACAGAGCGATAAGGCGGAAGTAAAAAATATCAGCGATCCGCTTGCCGAATTGCTCTCCGAGTTCCGCTCTCAATATCAGGCTATGCCCAAGACGGAAGCGCCCGATGGCGATTCTTAATTTTGGCCCACGCCTGAAAGAGTTCGCCTATCGCCCGCTAGAGCTTGACCGGCGCATAAACATCCTTGAGGGCAGCGTTCGCAGTGGCAAGACTTGGGCGCTGCATCCCAAGATTCTCCAGGCTTGCCGGTATCCGGTGAACGGCTGGAAGGTGCTGACCGGCGTCAGCAAGCAAACGATCTTCAATAATGTGCTGAACGATCTTTTCAACATCGTCGGCCCATCCAATTACACATATAACCACCAAAGCGGATTGCTCAAACTATGCGGCGCGTCATGGCTGGTCATGGGCGCAAAGGATGAGGGCAGCGAGAAATATGTGCGCGGGCTGACGGTGGGCATTGCCGTGGGCGACGAAATCACGCTCATGCCGCAAGAGTTCTTTCAGATGCTCCTCACACGTATGTCGCCGGACAGGGCGCGGCTGTATGGCACAACGAATCCAGGCACGCCGCTGCATTGGCTTAAAACCGAGTTCCTCGACAATCCGAATTTGCGCTCATCGCGGCTTCTCTGGTCCAGCCATTACACGATGGACGATAATCCGAACCTGAGCCGGGAGTTCATCGAAGCGCAAAAGAATATGTATACCGGCGTCTTCTATGAGCGGTACATTCTGGGGCGCTGGGTGACCGCCGAGTCTTCGATTTATCGGGATGTGCTTGGGCCACAATGCAAATACGATGATGCGAGCCGCCCGGTTGCGCTACTGACCAGCCCAGCCGAGCGGTATGTCTTTGTGGATTATGGCACAGTCAATCCATGCGTATTCTTGGACGTTTACGGCGACGGCAAGACGCTCTATCAGGAGCGAGAATACTACTGGGATAGCGTCAAGCAGCGCCAACAAAAGACGGACGCCGAATACGGGGATGACTTCGACGCGTTCGTTGGCAGCGAGAAGCGCGGCCTCGTGGTGATCGTTGACCCCAGCGCCGCCAGTTTCAAGCTGGAGCTAGTCCGGCGCGGGTATCAGGTCAAGAACGGCGAGAACGAGGTGCTGGAGGGCATCCGGCGCGTCTCTTCGGCGCTCAAGCAGGGAATTTACAAGATCCACACGCGCTGTGCCGAGACGCTAAAAGAGCATGAGGGTTATGCTTGGAATCCCAAGGCGGCCAAACGGGGCAAAGAAGAGCCAATCAAAGAACATGACCATTCGTGCGATGCAGCCCGCGTGGGCATTTGCAAGGCTATTCCAAAGTGGCGGCTGGGGTAGAAGGGCGAACACGCAAATAAAACTGAATGGTTAATTCTCCCGATAACCGATCATCCTCCCCGTAATCCCAAACCATGCCACAAATCTTTTTGCACGATTCGTAGGTATCCAGCACAATCAAATCAAGAGTCGATTCAAAAGGAAAAGTCCATCTTCCAGTGTTAACTTGATACGTTCCCCGTAACCCCATCAGTTCTTTATTGTTATCGAAAATCCATTTTTCCATATATCGGCGATCACCAAACGCAATAGCGCATTTCTTGCCGGTGACCAAGGACGACAAAAGAGCAGACGTCATAAACCCTCCATTGCGATAGCGGCGGGCAGGGACTTGAACCCTGAAGCGGAGGCGAAAGTTGCGTTTCCCTCAGCATCGGATAGTCTTCCAGGCGCGAACCCCGCATCCCTATCCGGTTGGCGTTTCCGTAAATCACGCTCTCCGCGCTTTACGTTCTACTGCCGCCACTACCAATATCACCGTATCACAATCCGTATCACAATGCAAGCGGTAATGTAGAATCAGCACATGGCCAATCGAAGCCTCACCGCCGCCAAAGCCGCCGCCGCCGCCAGACTCCGGCTCCCAGCCCCCAATCAAGCCGCTGCCGCGGGTGATATGTACTCCAACCAGACCGCAAACATCGGCTGGGCAACGACCAGCGCGGTGAACGCGGGGCGGCATATTCCATTTCGCATATCTTTGGATTACCAAAAACTCGTCTTCATGTATCGCGGCTCATGGGTCATCAGGCAAGTCATTGATACTAAACCTCAAGACCAACTAAAGCAGTTCCCTACACTCCTCTGCGATGTGACGCCTGAAGATATTTCGGACTTTGAAAAAGTGGTGGCCAGCACCTCGACTCTACAAAAATACATAGAAGGCCGCAAGTGGGGAAGACTCTTCGGTGGGGCGCTGGGCATCATCATCATCAAAGGCGATAACGATTTGATGAAACCGCTGCGCATCGAAGATGTTGAGCCGGATACTTATCGCGGCCTGATTATTGTGGACCGCTGGAGCGGCATGAGTCCGAGCAGCGAACTGATTACCGATCTCAATAACCCAAGCGAGTACGGCCTGCCGGTGTACTACGACGTGTATACAGAGGCAGGGCAAAGTCTTAAAGTCCACCATTCCCGATGCTTGCGATTCGTGGGGCGCGATTTGCCGCTCTTTGAGAAGCAAATCGAGACCTACTGGGGCATGAGCGAAGTCGAGGCGATTCTTGACGAATTACAGCGGTATGACTTCGGCATGGCCGCTGTCTCTGACCTCATCTCACGCGCCAATGTACTTGCCATGAAGGAGCCGATGCTTGCGCAGATGATTTCCGGCCTGAATCTTACTCAGCAGCAGCTTGTAGATTACGCAGCCCGCATGACGGCGGTATCAGAAGCGATCTCGACAAACGGCATTTTGGCGCTGGGCGAAGAGGGCGAACTATTTTCAAACACCTATTCTTTCAGCGGCTTATCCGAAGTCATGAAGATGCAGATGACGGCATTGTGTGGTGCCGCTGGCTATCCATTCTCCCGGCTGTTTGGAGATACGCAGACCGGCTTAGGCCAGTCCAACGAGGGTGATCTGCAAAACTATTACGACTCGGCAGATCAGGAGCGCCGCCAAAAGGACCGCCCGCTGTTCGATAAACTCATTCCGATCATTGCAATGTCCACATGGGGGGAAGTGCCGGACGACTTGGATTACGCTTTCCCGCCCATCCGCACGATGAACTCGAAGGAAAAGGCCGAGCTTGCGAAGAGCCAGGGCGACACAATCAAGGGATACTTTGATTCCGGCATTCTCGGACGCCAAACGATTCTGCGCGAAATTAAGACGCTCTCGGCAGAGACAGGCATCGGCTCGAACGTGACCGATGAAATGATTGAGGCGGCGGACGATGATGTGCAAGTGCCGCTCCAGATCGAAGCGGAAGAGGCGCGCGCCGGTACGGAAGAGTTCTCGGAAGGGAAAACTGGCGTCGAATCGCAAGAGACAAAGGGCGGCAAGGATTCATGGTTTGGCCGCGCATGGAAGCGTC